GGTCAAGGCAGGGCTAGTGCCCTGGCGGGATGTGATCACCCCACATCAGGATGTGATCCACGGTCGCTATCAACAGGCTGATTTCGCCGCCGACCTCGACCAGGTGCGCCAGGGCAAGGGCAGCTCCGAATACACCGACCCTGCCGAGTTCTTCCGCCGCACTTACATCACGGGTGGCCTCAAGGATCTGCTGCGCATCGCCTTGCTTCGGCTCAACGGCCAGGCCGCCGACCCGGTGATCGAGCTGCAGACCAACTTCGGCGGCGGCAAGACCCACTCGATGCTGGCCCTTTATCACCTCTGCTCAGGCACCCCGCTCAACCTCCTCACCGGCCTCGAAGAGGTGTGCGCCGAGGTGGGGATCAAGAGCGTGCCCAAGGCCAACACCGCCGTTCTGGTGGGAACGGCCTTCAGTGCAGCGGAACCCACCACCAAGGCCGACGGCACTGTGGTGAACACCCTCTGGGGTGAGCTGGCTTACCAGCTGGGTGGCCCAGCGGGTTACGCCATCGTGGCCAACAGCGACCGCGAACGCATCTCCCCCGGTGCCCGGGATATCGCTGAACTCTTCCGGCAGTGCGCTCCCTGCCTGGTGCTGATCGACGAGTGGGTGGCCTACGCCCGCAATCTTGTCGGCAAAGACGACCTGCCTGCCGGCACCTACGACTCTCAGGTCTCCTTCGCGCAGGCGCTCACCGAAGCAGCCAAGCAGGTGCCCAATGCCCTGCTGTTGATCTCGGTGCCCCAGAGCACCAACGAAATAGGGGGCTCGAATGGTGAGAAAGCGTTGGAGGGCTTGCGCAATGTGCTCCAGCGCATTGCAACGGAGTGGCGCCCTGCCAGTCCAAACGAAGGCTTTGAGATTGTGCGTCGCCGCCTGTTTGAGCCGATCCCGAGTGATGAGGCCGGGGCCCATCGCGACGCCGTCGTCCGCTCCTTCAAGGAGATGTATGCGCTCAATAAGAACGAGTTCCCCGCCGAGACACGCGAGGCCGACTACGGCGACAAGTTGACGGCCTCCTATCCCATCCACCCGGAGTTGTTCCAACGCCTTTACGACGACTGGAGCACTCTCCCCAACTTCCAGCGCACCCGAGGCGTGCTGCGCCTGCTCGCCAAGACCATCGAGGAGCTCTGGAACGGCGGCAGCAAAGACGTGATGATCATGCCCTCATCCATGCCGCTCGATGACCTCGAGGTCAAGAACGAGCTGCTGCGCTACCTGCCCAATGAGTGGGACCCAATCATTTCCCAGGACGTCGACGGTGAAGGCTCGATCCCTGTTCGTATCGACGCCGCCAACAGCAACCTGGGACGGCTCAGCGCCTGCAAGCGCGTTTCTCGCAGCATCTACATGGGCACCGCTCCGGGTTCAGGAGCCGCCAAGCCCGGTATCGGCGATCAGCGCATCAAACTCGCCTGCGCCATGCCGGGAGAAGCTCCAGCGGTGTTTGGCGATGCCCTACGGCGGCTGAGTGATCAAGCCCGTTTTCTCAACCAGGACGGTGACCGCTACTGGCTCGACACCAAGCCCAACCTCAACCGCACCGCCGACGAACACAAGCAGAGCTATCTCAACGACCGAGACACCTTGCTGGTGGAGCTGAACCAGAAGCTCGACCGCGAAGGCAAAAGTCGCGGTGCTTTTGCCGGGCTGCACCTCACTCCTCCCAACAGTGCGGCCGTCCCCGATGAACCCGCCACCCGTCTGGTGGTGGTGCCCTCCCAATATCCCCACAAGAAGGGTGAAGACAGTGCAGCCCTCAGTTGGGCGAAGGAGGTGCTCTCCGCACGTGGCACCAGTCCGCGCCAATACGCCAACACCCTGGTGTTCCTTGCGGCCGACGAGCGGGCCCTTGAGGATCTTGCGGACGCTTACGCCTCGCAGAAGGCCTGGCAGCGGATCAGCGACAACCGAGAGGAGCTTGATCTCACCCTCAGCCAGGTGAACCTGGCAGCCAAGCGCATCAAGGACGCCACCGACGCGATTGATGTCCGCATCCCTGAGACCTGGTGCCATCTACTGCTCCCTCACCAGGCCCAGCCCGGCAACCAGGGTCCGTCCTGGGATGAGTTCCGTCTTACCGGCGGTGAACCGCGCCTCGCCGATCGCGTCTCGAAGAAATGCAAGGACGAGGAGGCGCTTTATGTGGAGATCGGTGCCAGCCGCATCCGCCGCAACCTCGACAACTTCCTCTGGGCCAATCGTGACTCAGTCAGCGTGCAGGAGTTCGTGGATTGGTGCCGCAAGTACCTCTACCTGCCCCGGCTGAGCAGTGACGACGTGATCTTCAACGGACTCACCAATGCCCAGGCCTCCCTGCAGGGCGAAAGCACCTTCTATCTGGCTGAAGGCTTCGACGAGGCCAGCGGACGCTTTATCGGCCTCAAGCCCCAGGGGCAGTTTCAGAGCGCCGCCACCATGCGGATGCTGATCGTCAAAGACGAGGTGGCCCTGGCGCAGATCGAGGTGGAGCAGCGGGCGAAGACCGTTGATCCTCCCGCTGGCACAGGAACCGGCGGTGGCGATGGTACTGGCCCTGGTCTTGGGACTGGCACTGCCACCGGAAAGGGCACAAGCGCGACCAACACCAACACCGCCGAAGGCACTGGCAAGCCAGGGACTGGCGTCAATCCACCTCCCCCGCAGGCGCCGCCTCAGCGCACGACCTTCACCGGCTCCCTGAAGCTCGAACCTGTGCGGGCGGGCCTGCAGATGGGCCAATTCCTCGAGGAGGTGATGAGTCACCTGCAGGCTCTCCCCGGCGCCGAGGTGAACCTGTCTGTTGAGGTCCACGTCAAAGCCCCCAACGGCATCGACGACCAGACCGCCCGCATCGTGCTCGAGAACGCAGCGGCACTGAAGCTGGATAACCCACAGGTCTATTGATCCTCCATCTCAATCCACGCAAACGAACAGCACGAAATCAGCATGGAAAACCCAGATCCACTTGTTATTGATCGAAGACGCCTAAACCTTGGCAAATACACCCGCTGGGCAGCCAGTCTTTCCGATGAGGAGATGTATGGGCTGCTGTGGTTCCTTGGTGAATTTGGCATTAGAACCAGTGAATACAACCTTGTTGACTCCATCCAGGAAGTCGGCAGAGCAAGAACAGGCTTGCTCGGAGCTCTTGGTTTTGTCCACGGACGCCCCGTCACCCAAGAGCAGGCGATGAAGGCCATACGCAATGCCTACAAGACCAGTCCTCTCCCTCAAGATCTGAACCAAGCCTCCCATGACTGACCAAGTGACCCATCCGCTGCTTGCCTATCCAGAGGTCGAGCGTGTTGCCTACCTCTCAATCATTGCGGAACTCAGCAACGTTGACAGCAAGTTCGACGAGCAAGAGAGAAAACATCTTGATGAGCAGTTGAAGGCCTTTGAAATCTCCGACGAAGGTAAAGCCAAGGTCTATGCCGCCGTCTTTCACTTCAAGGAGGAGCACAGGTCAGAGGTCCTCGCGTCGCTCCATGCCCTCGATGACAGCGATTTACGTTTCACCTTGATCGCCGATCTTTTCCTGCTTGCATTGAGCAACGGATATATATCCGTAGAGGAACTCGAATATGTTGAAGTAATAGGCAGCGAGCTTGGCATCACGAAAGATCAAGTGATGGCCATCAAGGATGTTCAGTTCCACCTGTGGCAGCTCAGGTCAACGCCATCCGATTCAGATGCCTTTAAGGCCATGCTCAAGGAATGTGCCAGCAATCTTGCGGCGGCAGGTGTTCCGATTGCCGCGATCGCTGGTACCGGAAGCGTGTTTGGCCTCAGCGCTGCCGGTATCACATCTGGTCTGGCTGCCCTGGGGGGCCTGATTGGAGGCGGGATGCTTGCTGGCACTGTCCTGGTTGTTCCTGCAATAGCGGTGGGTTCAGCCTGGGGAGTGAAAAAGCTCGTTGACCTTGTCATCGACAAGAAGTAATCATTTCGCGCATCTTGTTCTTCCTTAGCCATGCCCAACACACCTGAAGACCTGCCAGTAGCCCCTGCGGCATCTCTTGATACGAGCGTGATTCTTGCCAAGGGGCTTGTCGAAAACCTTCCGGCGATTCTGTCTTCTTTCAAGGAGGTCTATGCCTTGCGCGCCAAAGAGAGCGCCTTCAAGGCAGCACTGGAGGCGCGTTGCGCCGACATGAAGATCAACAGTCAGAACTTCACGACCCTTGTCCAGAACCTGACCGAGCTTTCAAAGAGTGAGTCGGCAGACGAGGAGACAAAGTCAATGTACCGGGAGTTGATCCGCTCGCTGTTTGAGCTGTTTACAGCCCGTTCGAAGGAATCAGATTCGTTTTCCAGATTTCTCAACGGATAGCCTCGATGTGGGGAATCAATCCATTCACCGTGGGCAAGATCATCGCAGGGGTTGGTTTCTCCAGTGCGCTACTGGGCAGGCACGGCTCCCTGAAGCAGTTGACAAGAAAGATCAAGCTGCATGTATCGGAGCAGCATGCGGAAGCGGCAAAGGCCATGGCGCGTTCTGTCGCCCTTCAAGATCAGTCGCTCTATGAGAGGCTAAAAAAAGAGCTCGAACGCGAGCTTTCGCCGGAGGAATACGAACGCGTCTTCGGTGACTCTGGTGATCCACCGTCTCACTGAACTGTGACCTTGGCAATACTTCCCCATGAAGCGCATACGTGACAGGTCATCTCAACGGTCTTGGTGATGGCTTTGTCACGCAAGAAGCCCATTGGCTACCCCGAGATCAGCTTCCTGTCATTTGACGTTCTGGCCCTACTGGTCAAGCTCCAGCAGGAGATGGGGCTCGATTCTGTTGGTCCTGTCTCTTTCAGTCTGCAGACGATGGAGACCTTGGCTTGCATTCGCTGGGAGCATGGGAAGCCGGGTGGGGATGTCTTCTTCCACTCGCTGTTCAACCGCCCTGATGTGCCTCAGCCAGTAATTGAACATGTTCTGCGCCATGAGCTCCTGCACCTGAAGATCCCGGCCAGGGAGATCGATGGCAAGCTGCTCCATCACCCGCCTGAGTTCTGGGAGGCGGAACAGGCTCTGGTTCCCTGGAAATCGGCGTCGTGGGGGTGGATGGTTCTCGCCTTCTGGGAAGTCATCAAGACGGACATCCCGAATGAATGCGTTTGGGTCAAGAAGTCTTGGCGAAAGCTCCAGAAATACCCCTATCCAAGCTGGCAGATGATCCTTGACGACCAGAGTAGATACTCTGACAAGCAAGGCCAGATCCAGATCTTAATGGAAAGTCTCTAATGAGCCTGAGTCACGAATTTTTAGCCATGCCTGTCTGCCACCTGCCTACTCTATCGGGGACCGCACCTTGGCCCCTTTGCGGACATTCTCGTTGGCGCTGATCACCTGAAGGTTGCCAGGGTGATGCTGGCCACCCTTTGCGAGAGGAATGATGTGATCCACGTGGTACTGAATGAATCCCGCCGCTTGATTGAGCCTGTCCCTTTGGTCGTAAACCTGCTGGATCAGCTTCTCTTCTTCATCGCTCAGCTCCGGCGTTTGCTCGCGCAGACGCTGTTTTCTTCTCTGCAGATAAATCGCTGATTTGTGTCTATCTTCTTCATGGACAGTCTCTGGTGGCGGACATCTCACCCCGTCCAGGTCCAGGGCTGCTCGCTCAAGTGTCCAGAGTTCTGAGCGGAGCTGCTTGGAGCACCACTGGTGATACCGGGTATCGCCCTGGAGATCGATCACATCCCGAAAACGGCTGACGACGTAAATGAAGTCATCCCCAAGCCGTTCGCCTGTCCACTGGGTCCAGCAGCGGGCGAGATAGCGGTCTTTGTCGCTGACCCAGATGAAAAGGGTCGGTAGTTCAAGGGCCTCCTCTCCTTTCGCAGGTCCGCGTCGGGCATACGTGCGATCGCCCTGCTGCGTGATCAGTCCGCGGTCGTTCGACTGGATGACCCGGAACTTCAGCTCCATGGCGCCGGGAGCACTCGTCTGCTGTGCCCAGCAGCCTATGGCCCAGAAACACGACGAGCACCGGCCTGCCGGGGGATCAGATTCCCCCTGAAGACCCCAAAAGTCGTCGCGCAGGAATCCTCAGCGTGCGCGGCCGCGCAAGGGCTTCGCAAGCCGGCCCACCACTGGTGATGAGACGCCGGTGGCACTGGGTTGACGGAGCGCTGTGGCCGGCCCTTGCCGCTGGCCGCGCTGGCGCTTGCGGTCCTGCGCTTTTCCACCCGTGGCTGTTGCTTCACCATCCCGTTTCTCTCGGTCAGCCAAGAGAGCTGCTGCTGCCAAGGTCTCCCCTGAGGAGAAGCTGGTGGCCTCCCTGGTCGCCCTACTGGAGGCCGGCACCACCCCCTGGCGGCGGGAGTGGGATGCCGCCTCGGGGGGCCATCATGTGAATCTGCTCTCCGGCCGCCGCTACCGCGGCGCCAATCCGGCCCTGCTCACCCTGGGCATGCACCTGCGGGGATCAGCCCTGCCTTACTGGTGTGGCTTCTCGGAGGCCAAGGCCCTGGGGGTCTTTCCCCGTAAGGGCAGCAAAGCGGTGCATGTGCTGCGGCCCCAGGTGCATCAGCGGGGCGAAGGCCAGCTGGCGGAGCCGGGCTCAGTTGCTCAGGGTGGCCAGGTTTTAGCTGGCGCCGATGGCCAGCAATCGGTTCAGCCTGGCCCCAGCTGGGTCAGCTATCGGCCGGTGGCACTGTTCAATGCCGCCGATCTAGAAGGCGAGGATCTGGAGGCGCTGATCCAGAAGCGCCGCCAGGCCGAAGGGGCCGTGCTGCGGCCCGAGCCGGAGCGGCTGGCTGATGCAGAAGCAGTGCTCAGCCGCTGGCCGGTGCCCGTGAGTTTCGCGGGCGATCGGGCCTGCTATCTGCCGTTGCCCGATCGCATCCAGCTCCCTGATCGCACCGCTTTCCACTCGGCAGGGGCCCTCTATGCCTCCTGGGCCCATGAGGTGATTCATTCCACTGGCCACAGCTCCCGGCTGGCACGTGATCTCTCCGGCGGCATGGGCGAAGGAGGCGATGGCGGCCGGGCCTATGCCCGCGAGGAGCTGGTGGCCGAGCTGGGCGCCGTGCTCCTCGGCGATCGCCTCGAGATCGGCAGTGCCATGGCCAATCACGCCGCCTATCTGGGCCATTGGATCGAGCTCCTGCGTGAGTCGCCCCAGGTGCTGTTGCAGGTGCTCAGTGATGCTCGCAAAGCTGCCGATCTGGTTTGTCCCGAGAGCGGCGGGGAGTGATCCCCCTGACATTGCCGCGCAGGCCTCTTCATGGTGCGGGGCGGCGTCAAGGATCGGAGCCATGCCCGCGGCTGGTTGTCGTTGGTGCCGCATGACGCGGCACATCAGGCGAATGGCGCGGGTCCTTGACCCCGCCCCGCTTGGAGGTGGGGTCCTGCGCTGGTTCCGCCATGGCCACGCTTTGCCTTCCTGTTCACACCCCTGCTCATCTGCATGCCGCCCGCCGGCTGCAGTTCTCGGCCAGCAGCGATGGCTTGCTGCTCTGGCTCAGTGAAGAGTGCTGGTGCCGCGGGCTGATCCGGCTGGCTGCTCTGCTGGATGATCTGCTCACCGAGCGTCAGGCGGAGCAGCCTGAGGCCGCTGCGGATCCCGAGCTCGAGGCTCTTTTGCCCTTCTGATGGCTGGGGGCTACGGCCCCTAATGCCTGCTCTGCTTTGGGGGGGGCTTGCTCGGGGCCTCTCCAGTCTGAGGCCCTCCTGCGGTCGGGCCTCCGCTGGGATCGGTCCCGTCGCTGCGCCGCTCTCGGCGCCGATCGTCATGGCCACACGCTCTGCTGCAGGCAACCCGGCTTCCGCGGAATCGCCGTTCTGCCGCCCTGAGGAAGATCCGTTCCTGCTGCTGGAATCCACGCTCCGCTCCGTGCAGGAGATCCTGCTGCGTCGGCGCGGGTTGGCGCTGCGGCGCACCTGGATCGAGCAGCCCTATGGAGAAGAGGAGATCACCCTGCTCGAAGAGGAGGTGATCCCGGCAATCCAGCAGTGCCTGGCTCGCATCGATGAGCTCGATGAGCGGCTGCTGGCCGAGCAGGAGCTGCTGCGGCGCTCCCAGCTCGAGGCGCAGCGGCGGCTGATGCTGGCCTGAGCGCATCACGGCCCGGCGCTGCGTGCTGATCACGCCCGCCGGGCCTCAGCTCAGCACGTACACATCACCGCTGGTTTGATCCAGATACAGATCACCCGGCACAGATCCGGGCACGGTTGTGGGTGCTCCACTGCCGGTGAACCAGCCGGTGCCGCGGTTGCCCTGGGGCCCGGCAGGACCCTCCACCCCCTGCTGCCCCTGGGGGCCGGGCTCTCCCTGCAGGCCTTGCGGTCCCTGCGGGCCGGCGATGCCTTGGGGTCCCTGGATCGAACCCCCATCCACCCAGGCGCTGCTGGTGGCGTCCCAGACGCGGAAGGAGTCATCCGCCTGCACGATGTAGGCATCGCCCTGGACTGCATCGGCGGGCAGGTCCGCCACGGTGGCCACATGCCCCTTGAAGGTGATGCCCAGGCCCGGAGCACCCTGGATGCCCTGCTGGCCCTGCGGTCCTTCTGGCCCAGCAACGCCCTGCATCCCCGCTGGTCCCTGTGGGCCTTGAGCGCCCTGGGCGCCATCGGCACCGGGTTGGCCCTGTACCCCCTGAGGTCCCTGCGGGCCGGGATCCCCTTGCGGGCCCTTGAGCGAACCGGAGGGAATCCAGGCCATGGAAGAGCAACGGCCCTGTGGCCGGCGAGAGCACACCCCCTATTGCCGTTGTTGCGCGCGTCTGAGCCCGGCTCAGTGCTGCAGCACCTGCCACCAGGAGCCGCGCAGCACCGTCACCGCTGTGCCGGCCACTTCTGAGCGGAAACGCAGGCTGAGGGTGCCGGCATTGGCGCCGTTCTCCACCGTGCCGCTCACCTGGGCCCTGAGCACCGAACTTCCGGCGGAGGTGGTGCCGATCAGGGGCGTGTCGTAGCTGCTGGCGGTGAGGTTGCGAAAGCTGGTGAGCGATTCACCGGTTACCAAGTTGTGGATCACCGCCTGCGGTGTGGCGGGGCCGGAGAGGGTGGTCACCAGGCCGGTGTTGTTGGCGCCGCTGGAGAAGTAGAGCTCCGCCGAGAAGGAGAGCACCTGTTGCGCCGCCAGCGGTGTGCTGAACAGGCTGAGCCAGCTGGTGTTGGAGGTAGTGCTCAGCGCCGCCGGTAGCCGCGCCACCCGCAGCATCGACGGGCCCTTGAGGTTGGTGCTGCGTGTCCAGGGCATCAGCTCAGCTCCAGTTGGTAGAGAGCACCGCTGCGGGTGTCGAGATAGAAGTCGCCCGCTTGGGCATCAGGCAGCAGGCCGGGTGGCCCCTCGCCGCTCCACCAGCGGGTGCCGCCGCCACTGCCCGGCGGGGTGGCCCAGAGGCCGTCGGCTCGCAGGAAGCGGGTGCTGGAGCCATCGCTGGCGGGTACGCCGCCGCTGCTGGTGCCGCCACTCCAGGGCTGCAGCTGCCACTGCTCGCGGCGCCGGCCATCAAAGGGTTGGCCCAGCAGGCCACTGCCGGGGATCAGCGGTTGAATCGCCCCCGGCGGTAGGGGTTGCGGTGGCGGCCAGATCGGGCAGCCCAGCAGATGCACCGCCAGCTCGGCGCTGATGCCGCTGCCGCTCAGTTCTGCCGAAACCTGCCAGTCCTGGGCGCAGGCGTAGGCATGGCGCAGCCGCGGGCTGCCGTCGCCAGCCGGCCAGGGCCAGGTCTCAACGCTGCCGTCGCCCCAATCAATCGTCAGGGCTGTTGGCAGCGGTTGCCGTGCGAGGAGCAGCAGCTGAACCGCGGTGCTGTTGGCCGGGTCCTGCAGCACCGCTGCAGCCGGCAGCCAGGCCAGCTCCAGCGGTGCTGCGGGTATGGGAGCGCGGCGGTAGCCCTGCTGCTCCCAGCGGGTCACCTCCACGGGAGGCACCCACACGCTCTCGCCCGGGCAGCCCAGGGGCGGCAGAAGACGAATCAGCTGCGGACTGGCTGCCGAGCTGCTCGCTTGGGATGGCAGGAGGGAGCGCACGGGAGCGATCACCAATCACAGCAGCGGGTCGTCGAGCAGCAGCGCCTCGCCTGTGGCACTGCTCTCCAGCTCCCAACTAGCAGCTCCCCCAGCCGCAGTGCTGGCTGGCATGGGTTCGGATGAGCTCGGCTCTGGCGTCTCTTCTGCCAGCGGCACCTCGATCACTGCTGGAGGCGCTGTTGGCTGCGGCGTGATCTGAACGCCGGTGGCGGCGGCGATCAGGGTCCAACCCTGCTGCTGCCAGCCGCTCAGGTGCACCGGCCAGATGAAGCGCTCCTGGCTGCCGTCACTGATCCTCACCAGGCCGGCCGGAACGGTGGGATCCACCAGGTCGTGACGGGTCGCCGTGGCGGTTGGCACCTCGATCGCGGTGGGCTGCGCCGGCAGCAGCTCGGCTGCCGGTTCCTCTGCGGGGCTGGTGGAGCGTTTGCGGGCCATGGGCTCAGGCCGCGATGGTGGCCGTCAGGCCCACGTGCATGCCCGCCGGTGTGGTCGGGGTCACGAGCGCCTTGGCGAAACACACCGCCGGCAGATCGAGGTTGGGCAGATCCGCCGGTGTGATCTGGATGTCATGGCCGGAAAGAAATGCCTCCACCCGGCCGCCTTCTGCCGGTAGGGCAACGCGGACAGCACTAATCCAGCTGCCGGTGGTGCCATCGCGCAGCACCGGTGCCAGCAGCAGCTCCACCTCCACTGCGGCGGGCGCGCCGGGATGGGAGGCCACCAGCGAGAAGCGGGAGGCCGCATCGAGCTTGGTGTTGAGCAGCACCTCCTCACCGGAGAGGAAGGTGTGCTCGCTGTTGCGGATGGCGCTGCGGTTCGTCCAGCCCACCAGGGTGGTCTCCGCATCGATCAAGGGGTTGCCGTTGCGCGTGGCCATGGTTCAGGCAGCGGGGGTGATGTTGAACAGACGGCCGGCGGCGCGGGGCTGCAGCACGGCAAAGCCCACGTACCAATCCACCCGGGTGCGGAACACCGGGGCATCGGGCACCTCGCCCAGGTCCCGCACCGAGATGCCGTAGCGGCCCTGGAACGGGCCCTGCAGGCCGGTAACGCCCTGATCGCCAAAGGTGCAGCAGTAGATCGAGCTGGTGCCGCCCGCTTCGTCGTAGCCCATCACCTCGACGCCCTGGGCATCGCGGTCGACGGTGAGGATGTCGCAGTCCTGGTAGCGGTGCACCGTCATCCCGTAGGAGTTGGTGCTGGTCTGGTAGACGCCGCCGCCGATGGAGGCGCGGGCGAGGGCATTGAGCTGGCGGCGCATCGCCTTGCTCATCACCAGCACCTTGCTGCCGCCGTAGGCATTCACCGAATCGATCAGCTCATCGAGCCGATCGAAGTTCAGCGGTGCACCGGGGATAGCGCCGGCTGCGTTGTTGATCGCCATCGGGTTGCCGGGCGGCAGCCGCTTGCTCAAGCCGTCAAAGGCGCGGGGATTACTGGCGGTGTCGCCGTTGATCACGGTCGCCTCCAGCGTCAACCGCATCGAGCGCACCTTCATCTCGATCTGGCTGGCGCGGGCTTCAGGGCCCATCAGGTCCACGATCGAGCGGTCCACATCCACGTCACCGCCAAAGAGGTGCACCGCTTCTGCGCGCTGGTCCACCACGCCGTAGCTCTGGGTGTAGCCCTCGTTGACGGCGCGGAAGCCCACCGAGGGCAGTTCCTGCTCGGCGGAATAGAAGAGGCCGCTGCCGGCGATGTTCATGAACGGCAGCCGGGCGAGCAGTTCGCCCTCCGAGAAGGTCTTGAGCACAGCGAGGTGCTCAAGCCGGTGCTCGTATTTGGCTGCCTCGATCAGGGTGAGGCCCATGGCACAGGTGGGGCCAGGCCCCAGTGATGTCAGGGGCTATTGCCGAGCAGCTGCTGCTGGCGATGAAGCCCTGCGGCAACAGCAGAGGACTGCCCTGCTGCCATGTCTCCAAGCTCTCCCGCTCCGGCTGCCGTCACGCCTGCTGCCCAGGCCCCGTTCAGCGCTGAGCGCTGGCGTCAGTTCTGGGACAACTGGAAGGCTCAGCCCCAGCAGCTGGACGGCATCGAGCAGCTGCGTCAGGCCGTCATCGCTGCAGACCCTGCACTGCTGACGGAAGCCGCCTCCTGGCGGCAGACCTTCTCCTCGGCGCCGCCGGCCCCGGCCCATGCCAATCCGCTGCCGGTGGCCTGGGAGAACCAGAACGACAACGCCTCAGGCACGGGCTACCGCGAATGCTTCTCCAGCAGCTGCGCCATGCTCGCCCGCTACTGGGGCAAGGTCTCAGGCGACGACGACTACAACGTCATCCGTGCCCGCTACGGCGACACCACCTCGGCAGAAGCGCAGCTGGCGGCGTTGCGCTCCCTGGGGCTGACCGCCAACTTCGCCACCAACGGCCAGCGCGCAACGCTGGAGGAACAGATCCATCTGGGGCGGCCAGTGGCAGTGGGCTGGCTGCACCACGGCCCCGCCTCAGCCCCCAGCGGCGGCGGTCACTGGAGCGTGGTGATCGGTTTCACCGAGGCCGCTGCCATCCACAACGACCCCAATGGTGAGGCCGACCTGGTCCATGGCGGCTACACCGCCAACACCAATGGAGCAGGGCAGCACTACAGCTGGAAGAACTGGCTGCCGCGCTGGCAGGCCGATGGCCCCGGCACCGGCTGGCTGCTCACCTGCCATCCCTGAGTCGCCGAGGAGCAGAACCATGGCCGGTGGTGAAGGGTTTGATCGCGAGCGCTTCCTATTGCGGGCGGTGGCTGGGGTGTTCATCGCCCAGTTCGCGCTCTATGCCGCTGGCCTTGGCGGTTGCTTTTGGCTTGGTCTGCAGCGGCGGCTTGGCCCGGTGTGCAGCAGCTACGCCGAGAACCTGCAGCAGACCTTTGAGACGGCGGTTGGCACCAGCCTGGCCTTGCTTGGTGGCGGCAGCATCGCGAGTGCACGGCGGCGCAATCCCGATGACTGAGCCGTCCCACCGGCTCCCTCCCGCGCTGATGCAGAGGGATGTGAATCAGTGCTGGGGATGGGCCTCTGGCCGCTCCAGGTAACTGGCAGCCCACACCGCCGGCGCGATGCCATGGGGCACCAGACGCCGGTAGGGCTCGCTGCTCAGCAGCTCCTGCAACGCTTCTGCCAGCAGGGCGGTGGAGCGACTCTCCGGCAAGCGATGGCTCAGGGCCTGCTGCACGCGCAGCAGGTACCAGGCACTGCCTTCCAGCCCAGCCGTGAAACGCTCCCAGTCATTGGGGTTGCTGCGCGCATCGAGCACCAGATCACGGGCGTTGTGGGCCTTGTCGGCTGCCGTCACCAGCAGAGAGGTCTGCGGCTTGTCCTCCAGTGAGGCGATGTAGCGGGTCTTGCGCAGCAGCCAAGGTTCCTTCTCGGCGCCGGGCTCCACGGGGCCAGCGGTGTCGGTGCAGTCCACCACGATCGCGGCCACCTCCGCGCCAAAGCGTGCGGCAATCGAGGCCTGGCTCTGGCCCGCATCCTCGATGGCGTCGTGCAGCAGACCCGCGATTGCCTGGTTTTCGCTGCCGCCGTCCTCCCACACCAGAGCACTCACGGCAATGAGGTGGGCGATGTAAGGAACCGGCTTGCCCTTGCGCCGCTGACCGCGGTGCAGCTCAGCCGCCCAGCCCAGGGCATCGGTGTAGCGCTGGCTGTGGGCGTTCTCAGGAGCCGTCATCGCCACGTTCTACAGCCGGTGTTGCGGCTGCTGTCTCAACCAGGCTCCGGCAGCCATCCGGCCATGGGGTCGGCGAGGAATCACCAGCACTGCCCCGGAGCGCAGGGCTGTGCCCTGCTCGCCCCGCCCTGGCAAGGGCTGACGCGAGTCGGCTACGCCGACCCTTGCCAGGGCGTGTCGTCCGGGGCGATGGGGCAGGTGTTCCTCGCCTCCGTCCCATGGCCTCCTCTGCTCTTCTGGCCTGTCCGATCCGTCAGCTGGTGCTGCACAGCTATCCGGCTGGGCTCAAGGTCGCTGCTGCCGAGCGCGTCACGGTCTTCTATGGCCGCCGCGGCAAGCCCGTGAAGAAGCCGCGTTTCCTGCCAGCTGAGCTGGCCCATCAGCTGGCCCGCAAGCTGGCCGCCAAGCGCCTCGGCACCGTCTCGGTGCTCTGAGGCGGCGGCCTTGTGGCCCGGCGTTGCCGGGCCTTTCTGCCCTTGGCTAGCTCACCTCCAGGCCAGTGGCTGATTTCAAAGCCAGGGCCGGTAGCGGCTCCGTTGCCTGCGCGCTGCCGCACGAGCGGGAGCTGCGCCGAACTGGGGGCTGCTGCCATTGCGGCGCCGCCGCACCCAAACGCCCTGTCGGATCAGGCGGCGGTCGGCCGCATTGGCCTGCTGGATCGCCACCAAGCTGCCGTAGCCGGCTTTCTGCCTGGCCTGAGCACGATCCCTGGCCTGGCTGCGATTCAGCGCCGGCACCACGGTGGCAGTGGAGCGGCGGCTCCAGAAGGCCAGGTAGTAGTGCCAGCGCGTCATGACGCTCAGCTGCGCGGGCTGCGGCCATTGAGGGCAAAGCCGGCCCGGTAGAGCTCGCTGGCGCTCATCGCCTGTGGATTGATCACCTCCCCAAAACCGCTGGCGCCGAGGCTGCCGGCTGCACTGCCCGCGGGCAAAGCTCCCGTGCCCATGGCGCCGCGCTGCTGGAACAGAAAGCCATAGACAGGGTGGATGCGCAGCTGATCGAGGTAGTCGGCCGTGGTCATTGGCCGGCCGTCATCACCCAGCAGTGGCTGGCCCTGAGCGTCCAACGGTTCGAGAGCATCGCTGCCGTCCTTGCTGCTGCCAAGCCGGAAGCAGTCCCAGAGCATCGAGCGGAACACCTGGAAGAAGGTGCCGCGCCCATCGCCGCCGGTGCGCCCTTCCGCTTCTGAAAAGGCGCGCTCCAGCAGTCGCTCCTTGCGTAGCTCCTGCACCCGCTCATGGGCGGCGTCGCGCTCTGCCGAGACAGCTGCCACCCGTTTGGAGGCGGCCTCCTCCATCTGGCGCTCACGCAGCTCCAGCTGCTGCTCGAGGTGCTGCTTTTGGCGTTCGGCCTCCTGCAGACGGGCGTACTCCTCGGGGTTGATCTCCGAGAAACGGGTCAGCTGCTGCCGCAGCCCCCGCAGTTCTTTTTCGAGGTTGTTGCTGCGGCGGCGCTCGGCCTTGAGCGCTTCGCTGAGGCCAGCCCCACTGGGGCCATCGCCGCCGGATCCCTGGGTGGATTCATTGGCAGTGGTTGCAGCATCCGAGCCAGTGCTGTGCTCGGCCTGAGTGCTGTCCTGCTCGCTGGCCTCCGGGTCGCGGAGGTCCAGCAAGTCGTTGCCATCACCCCCGCTGCGGGCGGTGCTGGTGCTGGGGGTTGCGGAAGCAGTGGCCATGACCCGTCTCGGCTGTCAGTGGGATGGCAGCCCATCGCGGCGCTGCCATCCCCTGTTGCCGAGGCAGGAATCAGACGACTCGATTCGGCTTGAGCGTTCCGAACACCCGCTCGCCGATCAGCGGCTGCACGAGGGAGCCGATGCCGCCAGAGCCGTAATCGGCGCCGAACTCCAGAACCACAAAGGCGGTGTGCTGGGCGTAGGGATCCACATCAGCAGCGCCCGCAGCGTTGAGCAGGCTGAGATCCCCCAGCCAGATCAGTCCCTCGCAGGGAGCCACCACGGTGCTGCTGAGCGCACCTCCCGGTGCGACGCTGCCACCGCTGGCAACGCGGCGTCCGTTCTGCTGCCAGCTCAAGTTGCTGCTCAGCCAGATGGCGCCAGGGTGGGGCGGCAGGCGGGTAGCCCGGCAGATCATGCCGCTGTAGGTGAAGTCGCCGGTGTCAACGCCAGGGCCGTTCTCCTTGGCGGAGATGTAATTGGCGCGCACCAGAAAGCACTCGAGCACATGCGCAGCCACCACAGCAGAGGTGGTGTCACCGGGGATGGCGTTCTCCGCCAGCAGCAGGCGTGCATTGGCAAATGGCTGCAATGGAGTCGCGGGCCAGGGCCCGGCCGCCCGTGGATGTTCGCCGCTGGTGAAACGTCTGGGGCTTGTGGTCATCGCTCAACCCCGCAGCATCGGCGTTGTTCCCAGCTGCCCTGCGGCCTGGGCGGTGAACTGCACCCAGCTGCTGAGCCCAGGCAGCAGCAACAGCAGCTGGTCGGCGTAGCGGCGCCGCCGGCGCAGCAGTCCCATCGCGGGCGAGCTGGGGTTGGCGTAGGTGGTCTCGCTCTCCTCGCGCAGCAGCGCCGTGTCGTAGGCGATCACATCTGCTTTTTGCAGGGGTGCATCACCAGCCGCCGCGACCGAGCCGGCGATCGGCCCCGAGTGGCTGCGTTTCTGGATCGCCTGCTCCTGCTCGCAGCCACTAGCCAGCAGCTGCTGATCGATCAGGGCCACCGCATCCAGCAGGGCACGGGCGCTCAGCACCCCGGCCGGGTGTTGGCGCAGTAGATCCGCCATCGCCCGCCCGATGGCATCCAGACAGGGAACGGTGGCGGGCAGCGCCAGACACTGGCGGATGGCCTCCTGGTCTTGCGGTTGCCACATCGCACCACCTGGAGCGGTGGGCGCGTTGCTGCTGATGGTCATGCAGAAGCCGGTGCCACACCGGCCAGATCCCCCAGCCATTGCCGCAGGGCCTGCTCGCTCACGATGCCGCGCTCATGCAGCTGCAGCATTTCGGCAACGGTGGGTTGCGGCTTAGGCGCCGGTGCCAGCGGGCTGATCTCCACCAGCAGCGCCGGGCCCTCCTGCGCGGGAACTGGTTCTCCGCTGATCGCGCACCAGTGCTGCAGCAGAGAGGAGAACATCGAGGCCTTCTGGATCGCCTGGCTCTGCAACAGCGCATAGGCCTGCGAGGCCGCCAGCGAGATCTCTGTGGCGGTGCGTGGTGCTCCCTGGGCGCCGGATGGGATCAGGGCATCACGGCGCATGCCCTGGTCGAGGGATTCCAGCCAGGCGCGGTGCTCGGCCAGGGAGCGGGCTTGGATCTCCACGAACTGGAAGTTGGCCCCATCGGGCAGATCAATCACGGTGTTGGGGCCGAGCACCACCGGCTCGCTGGTGCCACTGCCCATCGGGCCCACGACCCCTGTCCGCACTCCCACGGGCAGGGCGGTTCGGTACAGCAGCTCCTGGTAGTCGCTCTGGCACCGGAAGTGGTTGAGGTACTGATGCGCCAGGCCCAGATGCGGCAGGTCGCCTTCCCCAAAAGCGGCGCCATCACTGGCGTACCAGATCAGGGGCAGCTGGCTAATGCCCCGGTAGTGCTGCAGCCCACTGCGTTGTTGGCGCCAGCCGGTTGGTGCCTGCGGGTCTGCCGCGAGCTCGATGGTTTCAATGCTCATGCCCTCGCCATCGAGGGCAACGGAGCCGTAGAGCCACGGATGCTGTGGTCGATCCGGGTCCAGGGGCTCGTCCTGGGCCTTGGGGTTAGGCAGCCGAAAGCTGACCGCGTCAGGTAGGGACTGGGGTCCGGGCAAGTTCCAGTTCAGGACATCGCGGCGCTCCAGCAGAGCAAGACGCGGCAGGGAGAGGCGATCGCCACGGCGCAGGGCCTGCTGGCGATCGCCCTCGCTGGGCCAGAGGTGCTGCGGTGGCAGCACGCCAATCAGTGCTGCACCATCGCGGAGCACCAGCACGTCGGCACGCTCGAGGAACACACCCAAGTCGGTGCCGCGTCCATCCACATCGCTGATCACTGCTTGCAAAGTGGCTGGAAGCCCACGCCAGTGGCTGGAGGCCAGCATCCCGGCAAAGGTGCGCAGTGCGTCGCGGAAGAAGCCCGAGGGCAGAGCCGCCTCCAACCGACGGCGGTAGGCGGTTTCTGGTTCGCGTTCACCGCGGGGGAGGTAATGCTCCTTTCGTCCTGCGAGGAGGTCCCAGCAGTGCTGGATCAGATCCAGGCGGGGGAGAAGATCCAGGCCGAGTTGATGGCGGCGCAGCGTGGATTCCACACCGCCTGCCGGAGCGCAGCCGCCCTGTGGAATCTTTGCTGGCACAGCCGCCCATCAGCTACTGGCTGTTGCCGACGAGTTGATTAACCGTCTAGCCCTGCAGCTTCCCTGGCATTGACAGGGCCTTGAACATCAATCGCTGCCGGATTGCGTGGTCGGCCAAGAATCCAGCATGGGACATAGTCGGGTTGCCCTTGGAGGCATGCTTCGTATTGCGGATAGTCGTCTGACATAACAAAATGATCGTCCTTTTCGTAGACCCAAAGTCGAGCGAACTGTCCTTGCCGTGCAGCGTCAATCAGTGCTGCAACGATGGCGCTGGCATTGGGGGTTTCAAGGAAGCGAAAATGGAGAGAATGGGGCTTGATCAGGGACAAAGGGACGGCTGCAAAATAGACTCGTAAGTCGCCTTGAATTGCCAGCCCAAATAGCGTGTCAAATACCGGATCATTGGGTGGCGCATAAGGATTGTTTAGAGGCTGAGGATCGACATCAGCAGGGTTGACGCTCTGCATTGAAGAGTGGAAGTGTTTGGCCAGATGTGCCTACGTACCATCTTGGTGATGGGTGGCCATCGCTACAACTCGCACGGCGCATGCCCGGCAGATCTCAGCCCAGCGATCAGCCGAGAGCCCCAGCCGTTGCGGGATTTCGTGGGCTGCGACTCCTTCCCGGAGCAACTTCTGCCCCCGAGCATGCAGCTCCCGCCAGCGGCCGGGTACCGAAATCAAGAACCCCTTGTCACGCAGGTAATGGGTGATCTCGCCATTCACGAACGGCCTGGCGTAGGCGATGAAGTGGTTGGGACTTCGTCCGGGTCGGTGGATGTCGTAGCGGCGTGAGGCTTTGATCAGCCCGATTGCCGCCAGCTGCTCAAGGTCTTCCTTGGGATGACCGGTGCGGCGGGCGTAATTGGCCGCCACCTTTGCCGCAAAGGGCAGGTGCTCCACCACCAAGGCATCAGCAGCGGCATGGGGTGAGCGCAATGGCCCGCGTGCACGGCCGGATGTCGTCACGCGAGCGGTGGCCTGCTGGGGCCTCGGGCGGTGGGCGTGTGGTGTGGTGCTCATGAGAAACGGGGGGATGCCCCTCAGCGGGAAAACAGCAGCGGCCGGGGCGTGGCCTTGCCCTGGCTGCGCCAGTGCTGGGTCTGCAGCCAGATCACGCCCTGGCAGAACGCATCCACCAGGTCGTCATGGGCCCCGTTGGGAAACCCCAACAACTCGCTGATCAGGGCGTCGTTGCCGCTGCGAAAAGCCAGCTGGCTGGCTTCCATCAACGGAGCCACGGAATGAGCCCGGCTCACCTTGCTGCCATTGGGCCGCACAGCAATCAGGCCAGGGATCTGCCGCTGCAGCAGCTGGCAGACGGCCGGGCCATTGGCGGCGTCCTCGATCAGTACCGCATCAGGACTCAGACCCTGGCCCAGTGACGCCAGGGTCTGGCCGAGGAATTTGACCACCCCCGGCAGGTCGAGGCGGTGGTGCTGGCTCCAGATCACCTCAATTCGGTGGACAACACCTTCCTGCGGTTCGGCCGTTGAGCGCATCCGGGCGGCACTGGGGTGGAGCTGCTCACCCCGTGCCTTGGCCTGGGCCGCCGGGTGGCGGGCCTCCTGATCCGGCAGCAGGCCGAGGAGGCAGAAGCCGCAGTAGTCGTTCTCCGCTCCCCCCTTGAAGCTCAGATCGCAACTGAGCACCACCGCAGTAAAGGCCCTTTGCGCCGCCCGGCCGGCTGGGGCAGGGGTGCCCGCTGTGGTGCGGATCCAGGCGCGTTGAAACAGCAGACCCTCTGCCGGTGAGGGCCGCTGCTGATACAGCGCGTTCCACCAGTAACTGCCGGCGCGGATGCGGATCTGCTCCAGCTCCACCAGCGGGAACCGTTCCGGGCAGAGCGGCTCACCGGGCTGGCGCCAGTCCGGCTCGATGTCGCAGGTGGTCGGGAACTTGATGTGGTGCTGGGGCGGTTCGGCAATGGCCGGCAGATTCAGCACCTGCCAGTGCTGCGGGGCCTCGCCGCTCTCCTGCTCCAGCAGCCAGCCGATCAGGTCGTCCTGGTGCCAGCGAGTCAGCACCACCACTTGGGCCGCGCCTGCAAAACCCCATCGCGAAGGCCCCTGTGGGGCCGGTTCAGCGCGGGTGAGCCAGACGGATTGGAACCACTCGATCAGCTTCTGGCGTTGGCCGGCGGAGTTGGCGTCTTCTGGACCCTTGTAGGGGTCATCGATGATCCCCAGCGCGTAGCCCTTGCCGGTGAAGGGCCCGCGCACGCCGGCGGCGATGCAGCCGCCGCGATCAGGGGTGAGCCAGTTGCCCACGGCAGTGGAGTCCTTTGAGAGGGGGTGGCCGACAGCGCGGTAGTAGTGACGTGCCTCACGGCTATGGGCATAGGCCAGCTCGGCCGAATACGAGGCGATGGCGCAGAAGCGCGTGGGGTACCGGCTCACCCAGTAGGCGGGAAACAGCTTGGAAACCAGGAGCGATTTCCCCAAGCGCGGCGGACAGCAGACGATCAGGCGATTGAGCTCGCCATCAGCCACCCGCTGCAGCAGGGAGATCAGGCGCTCGGCCCAGGTGTGGAAGGCGTAGCCGGGATAAGCGGCCACGATGAAATCACGGAAGGCCTGCTGGGCCTGGGGGCCGTTCTGCCGGCGGTCAGGATCGGGAACATCCAGTAGGCCCCAGTCGGCCCAGCGGTCGCTGGCCGGATCGAGAAGCAGGCCAGCCATCAACTTCTGGACCCGCCCCCATGGGGCTCGGGTGGTTTGATCGGTGCCCGCAGCAGTCCGCCGATCTCGGCGATCACCCGGAAGGCACCCACCGCCGCGGAGAACTGCTCAGCGTCCATGGCGCGGCGGGCACAGTCGTTGAGGGCAAAGATCTGCTCGGCCTGGTGGCGGCGCCGGTCGGAGATCAGCTCCTCCACCATCCGCTCACGGGCCAGGTTGAGGTAGCGATTGATCGTCTGGGTGTTCTTGACCCCCCAGCTTTCACGAGCTTTTTCGGCGATCAGCGCCAGCGGAATGCGCTGGGCGATCCAAAGCTGCGCTTCTGCCACACGCCGCTCCACCTCCAAACGCGAGGGCCGAGGGGGTGGCTGCATGAGCAGTCCCCTCGTGCGGCGCGGGGGGTTGGCATGCCCGATCGGCCGGGCGGGGTCGGTGGGCTCATACAGCGGCTGGCCGTTGTCGTCTTCTGCGCTGGCTGCAGAGCGCAGCTCCTCCACCGCATCAGCGGCGCTGTGCTGGCGGTCGTGCTGCGCCATGGGCTCAGAACGGCAGTACCGGCGTTTTGGGTGCACGGATGGTCCAGAAGGGTTTGCCGCGCTTTTCGGTGGCGCTGCCCTGCTGGATCGCGCTGTCCTTGGCGGCCTTGAGCTGCTGCTCGATCTGTTGCACCACCGGCGGGAAGTCGTAGCTCAGCCGCCCGGGGCTGTGGGCAAAGGCCCAGTCGTTGTGGGAGAAGGCTGGATCCAGCTGGCCGGCGGCCATCGCCGCGTTAAGGGCCTCCAGCAGGGGCTCCAGTTGCTGCTCCAGCTCCTTCTGCCGGGCCTTGATCGCGGTAACGGCATCCAGCAGGGCATCGAGATCAGCCGCATCTGCGAGGGATGCCGATGGAGCAGCAGCGAGCAGGAGGTCCGCCATCAGAGAGCACGAGATCATTGACCCGGACAATTCCGAGCCTGCTCAATCTAGCGGCTCTGCATTGCAAGCCAATGTCCTGGCCTGCCTCTTGGATGTCTGGGTGATCAGAAGGGGCGGTGGCTCAGGCAGTAACGGCTCCAGGCCGCAGCCCAGGCCGCCAGGCACTGCTCACGGCTGTAAAAAGTGCTGGTGAGCGCCTCGCCGGGCTTGCTCCAGATCGTCTGTCCCAGCTCGTAGTGGTTCCACTGGGCGGCCTCGAGCACCATGTAGCCGCCCAGCTG